AGTCATTTCTGATTCATGAACACTTTTGTTCATTTCATCGAAGGCTTTTGACCAAGACCAGTTTGAAGGATTATTTATATTATACATAGTTTTTATTTTTAAGAGTACATAACGTAGTCACATATTGTTATTAGTATTGTACAGATTAGTATTGCGAAGAATAGTTTTTGTTCTTTATTCATAGTTATTATTTATTAGTTTGTGCTGAGTCATATGCTCGTTATATTTATACTCTCTAAGGTATGACTATCGACTAAGAGTTTTAGTTTATTAAGACTGAGTACTTAATTCTCTGCAGAATTTTGGAACAGTATTACTATTTGTATAAGATTTGTACTGTTGGAAACAGTTCATAGTTTCAAACTTTTCTTGAAATGTTGAGTAAATTTCATCATGATCATAAGTAAAAGTTACATTTTTGTTATTAGTAAAGGTAATTACTGTATTTGTACCGAGTAAAGATTTTCTTATTACAAATCTTTTTGTTGTTAAGTTATTAGTTTTCATATTGTTATTATTTATTTTAGTTTAGTTATTATATTATCCAGTTAAGTTCGTATTTAGTTTGTAAAGGTGTAATTTAGTTTATTAGTTTAAAAAGTTAGTAGAGTGTTACACATGTTATCTCTGTAACTTACATTATATTCCGTTAAAAGATATGTAGTTTATTACTCCGTTAGTTAATATATTATAAGTAATTAAAGTTATTACTGTTAGGATAAATGTTATTGGTATTATTAATTGTTTCATAGTTTAGTTTTTATTTAGTTTGTTATTAATTTATTTACATAGTACTATCCATGCTAAGTCGTAATTAGTTTGTAAGTTCGTAAATAGAATACAACATACAATAATGCATCGTAAAAATATCATATATCAAAATAATGTTATGAAAAACTAAGGGGACCCGCAATTATATATTTCAATTTATTATTTACACAAAATATTATTGTGGTGGTGCTACTCTACACTTCACAACTTCTAGTATGGTTTTTTTAATAGTGACATTTGCCTATTAAAGCTACTAATAAGGGGCATTTGTCACCCTTGCTATATGTAAATAAGCAAAATTACATGTAAATAACTATAATATACCCTAATTGTAGAAATGCATGCACAAAAAATAGGATTAAAAAACAAACTACAAACAATATATATTAAAAAATAGAAATTATGCCAGTAGCACCATTAGCAGCAGCAGCTGTAGGAAAGCGTCTTTCTAAAAAAGGAAGAGCTAAAGCAAAAGACAAAAGAGCAGATCGTCAAGAAAAGCGAGCTGATAGAAAAGAAGCAAGAGCCAAGCGTTTAGAAGCCCGAGGTAAAAAAGGAAAAGCTTCAATAGTAAGAGCCAAAGCAAATGTTAAATCAGAAAAAGCTAAGGACAACAGGAAAAAAAGCAAAATCTTAAAAAAGAAAATAGAAGAAGGTAAAACTATAAAAGGTAGACTCAAGAAAGCTGGTAAAAATATTGGCGATAAAGTCAAAGAAAAAGGAGGAGTTAAAGAAATAGTTAAGAATGCAGCTAAGAAAACTCCAGCTGGAAGAATAGCTAAAGCTGTTTCTGATAAAGTGAAAGCAAATAAGCCTAAAAGAGATGCTTTAAAGAAAGAAAGACAAGCTTCACGTGAAAGAAAGAAACAAATTAGAAAAGGTGAAGGAACTACAAAAGCTCCACAAAGTAGAACTCCAAAAACTTCATCAGTAGATAAAATGGCTGAAAGAACAATGAAGAAGGTTGATGTTAAAAAAGAAAAGAAAGCTGGAGCAGTAGTAGCAGGTGCACCAGGTATGTATAGCGGACCAGGAAGTCAAGAGACTCCAAAATTAGGATCTATGTCTGATGGCATGTCTCAGTACGGTGGAAAGAAAGGAATGGGTATGTACGGTAAAGGATCTAAGATAACTTACGGTATGGGCAATACAGTTGGCAAGCCAGGAACTGCAAAAGTAGGTTCTGGAGTTAATAAAGGCCTAGGAATGATAAAAAGAGGTAATATCTCTAAGCATTTTTCTAGAAATAGAAAATAAAATAAAAATATATATAATAGCCGAAGATTATAATAAAATTTTCTTCGGCTTATTGTATTAAAAGAAATTAAAATATACTATGGCTATAATTACTACATATCCTTTCAAAAAAGCTCCGCTAAATAAGGAAGATGAAATAATTATATCCGACTCAGTTGCAAGAGGTCAAAAAACAAAGACAACAGATATAGAAGCATTGACTGAAGCAACTACAAGATTAGGAACTTTTGTGTTTTTACAAAGCCAAGCTATTAACGTGTGGACAGTAAAGCATAACATGGGCAAGTTTCCGTCTGTAACAGTCGTAGATTCGCAGCCAGATCCACAAACAGTAATAGGTAATATAACTTATAACGATTTAAATACTTGTACTATAACATTTGGTACACCTTTTTCAGGTCAAGCATTTTGCAATTAAAAAAATAAAACAATGGCAATAAAATTTTTAGATAATCTAGATTTAGTAGGTAATCAACTACAGAACGTAATAATAGACGTTAAGAACTCAGCACCTGCATCGCTGGGTATAGGCCAATTATACATGAACGTAGCCTCGTCTGTAAATACACTTGTTTTAGACAAAGGCGTTAAAGGTGGTCCTCATGGTATTCTTACTAATGATTTAACACAAGCTGTTGTTCCAGGTAGTTTACAGATGACAGATGCTACTAGTGCTGGAAGAAATTATACTTTAAAAAATTCTCCTGTAACATATATTCCTTTAGGTTTTATAATTGGTAATAATCCTTATTTAGAACTTGATGGAAATGTAACTATTAAAAAAGACACTCATTTTAATGGAGATATTGTAGATACAGGAGGAACTATTGGTGCAAACGGTCAGTTGTTATCTTCTGCAGGAACTGGAAATGGTGTAAAATGGATAGACGCACCTGTTAGTTTTACAAAATGGGTTTTAACTGGTGATACAGGTACTCAAGATATTACTGATGGTAACACTGTCTTAGTTGCTGGAGGTAGAAATATAACTACAGAGGTTACAGCCACAGACACTGTTACGGTAAACTTAGATAATTCTATATCTATTAAAAAAATAGATGTTATAGATGCAGCCTCTCAAAACTCCTTTGCTGGTCAAGTAACTATACCAGCAACTCCGGTAGCTGGTACAGATGCAGCTTCTAAAAGTTATGTTGATAATTCAGTTGTCGGTAGTTTAGTTTTTCAAGGTCCTTATGATGCCGCTACTAATACACCTAACTTAGACAATAACCCAAGCCCCAACGTTATTAAAAAAGGTTGGTCATATGTTGTTACAGTAGATGGATTGTTTTTCACGGAGCAAGTAAGAGTAGGTGACTTGATTATAGCACAAAAAGATGGCGCAAGTATTTTAAGTGAATGGACAACCGTACAAAATAACATTGATCTAGCATCAGCAACTCAAGTTGGTATAGGTAACGTAGTTCCAGGCGCATCAGCTGGTATAGATGTAACATATTCTAATGGTACAGCAACTTTAGAACTAAGTCCTACAGGCTTAACCAAAGCAGCTGGAGGCCCAGCTCTTACTGATACGGTAACTTATGATAAATCAGGTACAAATCATGCAGCAACATTTTCTGACATAGAAGCTTTAATAGGTGGCGGTGGCGGCTATGTTAAAGATTCTTATGGTCAAACAGTTCATAAATTTCAGCACAACTTAGGTACAGAATACGTTATGGTTGAGGTTTTAGATTTTTCAGAAACAGCAGATAGGTTTAATACTGTTTATGCTACTGTCACTAGGCCAGGTCCTAATGATGTTTGGGTATACACTGCTTCAGCGGCTGATATATTAGTCTTAATAAAGAAAGTTCAATAATGGCAATAAAAGTTTTAGACAACATAACTTCATTAAAAGTAGATAACACCACAGAGTCAGGTGATGTTATAGCAGGAACTGTACAAATTTCAAAAGACTATGTATCTGCTAATAAAAATCCAGGTGTAACTGGAAAATTTCAAGCTACAGATATACAAAATAGAATAACACACTTATTAACTTTTGAAAACGGACTACTAGTAGACTTTAGAGAAGTTGAAGAAGAAAGACGATAAAAAATAAAAATAAAAATGGCAATAATATATACATATCCTACTAAGGCTGCTGCAGCAGCAGACAAGGTGTTAATATCAGATTCTGCAGATGAATTTAAAACTAAAAACGCTTCTATAGATTCAATAAGAGATGCTATAAACGTAGTTGATGTTATATCGCCTGGGCCTGGTATATCTGTTAGTAATCCAACTGGAAATGTTACTATAGGTAATACAGGTGTATTATCTTTAACTGCAGGAAGTAACATATCTTTATCTGGATCTACTGGAAATATAACAATATCTACTTCTGCATCTAATGTAGATGGATCTGGAACTACTAACTTCATACCAAAATGGACTGATTCTAACACTTTAGGTGATAGTCAAATTTTTCAATTAGGAACGGATATAGGTGTTGGTATAACCGACCCTGGGGCTAAATTAGATGTAGCTGATACTTCCCCGGTCATTAGGATAACAAATACCACCACCGCACAAGGCAATGGAATAATAGGTAGTTTAGAATTTTTTACAAAAGACTCTTCAGTAGGAGGCGCAAGAACTGTTTCATCTATTATTTGTGATAATCAAGCGGGTTCAGCGGTACCAGGAGGTGAGCTAGTATTTAAAACATCACTTGGAGGAAGTGGATTACCTGTGGCTACTGAAAAAATGCGTATTCTTTCTAACGGCAATGTAGGAATTGGACTAACAAATCCTTCTGAAACACTTCATGTTGATGGAACATTAATGGTAGAAGATGGTGGTGATATTATTCTTAGTGTTGACCCATCATTGGGGGAGTGGTTAATAGGAGATAAAGGTAAAGTAGGACCGGGTAATTGGATCCAAAGTGGTACTAATGTTGATTTTGTTAACAATGGAAATCTAACTTTTACAACACATTCAAATAATAATATAACAATTGGAGGGGTAGGTCCAACCACTTCTAGAGTAGATATTCAGAGTGATGGAATAAACGCAGGGCTAACAGGCACAGGAGATTTTTTAATGATTGGTAATAATGGCGCGTCTGCAATTTCAATGAGTGACGCTAAAGGAACATTGCGAGTCCCATTAGGAACCGTTAGTATAGGTGACCCAACCGGCTTGGGAAATGCTACCTACATACAGGTAGATGACGCTAGTTCGGAAATAGTATTAGAGGCTTCTACTAAATCCAGGTTCACCGGCCTGGTAGATTTGCCTAACTTAAATATAAGTGGAGCTCAAGGTAATGCTGGCGATGTTTTAACCTCTACTGGTGCTGGTATTGTTTGGTCTAATCAATTCAATACTGATTCTTGGTTTGCCGGCTGTGCAAGTGTAGGGTCATCTTCTAACACTGCATCTAACCCTAGACAAGCTTCTTTTACTTTTCCTAATGAAGTTGGATCATCTAACTTCGGACCATGTATTATCACAGGTGCAGATTTTAACGTTATAAATGTATCAATTAAATGGAATGGTAGTAACGCTCCTACAATAGGCGCAAACGGAACTGTTGATTTTAAATTAGGTAAACTAACTGATCCAGCAGGAAACCCAGACACACAGGAAGGAACTGTTAATTATACTAATGTAAAAGATTTAACAGGATTGCAAATTACATCTGCAGATTCTGGAACTTGGATTAACAAAGGTTATTCAGTTTCTAGCGCAAGTTTTACTAAAGGCGACGTTGTAGTAATAGTATTTCCAAGACCAACAACAGGTTGGACAGGTACTGGTGCTACTAATGGTGATATACAATTAACAATGTATGTACAATACACATAGAATTAAATAACCGAACTATCAAGTGATAGTATATATATGAACTATTACGATGATACAAACCCATTAATACTTGAGCACGGGACCTCACTAGATCCATATATACTTGGATTCACTTTAGGAGCCTTGTTTATTTTATTAATACATAAATACATATACAATAACCAATAATAACTAAAAATAAAAACCATGACATTTTTATATACCAGAACAAGCACGTGGAATCGTGAAATGAAAAAAACACCTTCAGAAGATACTATTAATATGTGGAAACATATATCAAATAAGGCAAACTGGAGAATAGTGCAACTACCTAATGGGTATTTGCAAACCGAATATAAAAGTAAAGAAGATCCTAATGTATGGATTGATGTTACAAGAAGAGAAACCATAGAAGGAGCAGAACAAGCTATAGATGCTTCTATTGAACATTATGGCTCAAAGATAAACGAGGAAGTTGGACCAAAAGTAATTAAGACCTTCGGATAAATATTCAAAATCAATTATATCAAATTAAATTAAATGGAAGAAATAAAGTTAGTTAAAAATCTGGCTTTTGGCGATACAGCTAGAAGTCAGATATTAACTGGCGTTGAAAAACTTACCAATGCAGTAAGTTCAACGCTAGGAGCAAGTGGTAAATGTGTTATATTAGAAGATAACAATGGACAACCACAAATAACAAAAGATGGAGTAACAGTAGCTAATTCAGTTACATTACAAGATCCTTTAGAAAATATTGGAGCAACTCTTATAAAACAAGCAGCTCAAAGAACAGTTGCAGAAGCTGGAGATGGAACAACCACAGCTACAGTATTAGCTAAAGCTATACTAGATCAAGCTACAGAACATTCACTACTTGATAACCCAAGGGAAATGAAGTCAGGTATTGAATCCGGCGTTAATAAAGTTATAAAATATTTAAATAAAAAAGCTAAAAAAGTTACTGGTAAAAAAATTGATCAAGTAGCTACTATATCTTCTAATAATGATAAATTTTTAGGTAAAATTATAGGCAAAGCTTTTAGAATGGTAGATGAGACAGGTGTAGTTATAATGGAAGTTAGCGACAAAGCTGAAACAAGCGTTAACTTAACAGAAGGTGTTCAGTATTTTAAACCTTTATTAAATAATCATTTTATAACTAATCAAGAATTAGGAACAGCTGAATTAGAAAATCCATTAGTATTAATAGTGGAATCAAATATAGATTCTATTAGAAAAATACAACCAGTTTTAGAGTACTGTATTAAACAAAAAAATAGCTTATTGATAATAGCAGACGTAGACACTCAAGTCATGAATGCTTTAGCAATGAACAAAGTTAAAGGAAATATCAAAGTTAATATAATAGGTGCTCCTACTTTTGGCTTAAGTAAAAAAGAAATTCTTAGTGACTTATGCTCTCTAACAGGTGCTACTCTTATAAATGAAGACTTAGGTGATGATATGGATATAATACAACCTGAACATTTAGGGCGCTGTTTAAAATCTGTATCAGGCAGAGAAGATACTATATTAAAAATTGATTTAAGTGGTAACGAAGAAGTAAAAGATAAAATTACTCTTCTTGAAAAAAGCTTAAAAGATGAAAAAAATCCTAATCAAGTAACAAGAATTGAAAAAAGATTAGCTATGTTAAAAGCTAAAGTTGCAACGGTAAAAGTTGGAGCTAATTCTGAAATAGAATTAAAAGAAAAAAGAGATAGAGTAGAAGACGCTATTTGTGCTACAAAAGCCGCGATTAAAGAGGGTATAGTGCCAGGTGGTGGTATAGCTTTGTTAAATGCTAGCTTTAATTTAAAACCAACTTGCATAGGTGAAGAGGTATTATATCAAGCTATAAGAAAACCTTATGAGTTGATATTAAAAAATGCAAGTATAGACAAGCTTGAAAAACTTGAAGAAGGTAAAGGATTAGATGTGGTTACAGGGAATACGGTAGATATGGTAAAAGCCGGAATTATAGATCCTTTATTAGTTACTAAAAGCGCTTTAAAAAACGCGGCTTCAGTAGCTACTACTATATTATCAACTGATTGTGTAATTAATAACATAAGAGCATGAAAGCAGTAGGTAAATACATAGTGATTAAACCATTGGAAGAAAAAAATGTTAAAACAGAAGGTGGATTAATACTAAGTGAAAAACAAAGAGAAGATATAAGATTCAGACAGGCTTTAGTTATAGAGCCTGGTTCTGATGTTGAAGTGTTAAAAAAAGATCAAATAATATATTATGATCGAAACGCTGGTTTTGGAATAGAGCTAAATAATAAAAAATTTAAAGTCATAAAAGAATTTGATGTCGTTGTAATATTATAGTTATGAGTAGAACAAGAAAAGGTGGTAAATTTAAACAAGGTCCGTTTGCTAAAACATTTAAAATAGGTGTAGCTATGAAATCACCGTTTAATGTAGTTGTAGCCGGTGAGAATACTTCTCCAGAGGCAGCCGCTAAAGCAGAAGAAGACAAAGCAAGAGCTTCCTTAGACGACAAGGCTATAGTAGATGAAATAGATGACAAAAGACAAAAAAAGTTTGGAAGAGCAGAAGTCGATGCTTATTTCCAAAGAAAGAAACTAGCTGAAGAACAAGAGGCAGCTAAAAAAGCTGCTGAAGCTGCTAAAAATTCTAGTGATGCAGGCGATGATGGTCCTACTGAAGAAGAAAAAGCAAAAGCTGCTGCTACAACAGGTGGGGATTTAGATCCTGATAAAACAAAAGGAGGAGCTGACCAAACTTACACCGATGACTTTGATCCTGAAGGAACTAAAAAAGACGTTAGAAAAGAGAAAAGAGAGAACAAGAAAGAAATAAGAGACGCTAAGAAAGATGCAAAGAAAGATGCAAGGCAGAATAAAAAAGATGCAAAGAAAGATGCTAAAGATGCATTTAAAGATGCTAAACAAGCCATAAAAGATGCTGGTTTAAAAGGTAGTGAAAAAAGAGCAGCTAAAAAAGACGCAAGACAGGATAAAAGAGCAGCTAAAAAAGATGCTAGAAAAGATAAAACAAGTGCTAAAAAAGATGCAAGAAAAACAGCTCGAGCAAATAAAAAAGATAACAGGCAGCAAGCTAAAGCTACTAAGCGAACTGTAAAAGCAAACAAAAGAGCTACTAAACTAACTGCTAAAGGCAAAACAGACAAGGCAAACAAAAAGTTACAAAAAGCTGCAGATAAAAATACAAAGAAAACTACAAAGCAAACAGCTAAAGCTACTAAAAAAGCAAACAAAGTAACTGCTAAAGCAACTAAGAAAGCAGACAAGGTAGCAGCTAAAGCAACTAAAAAAGCAACTAGACAAAATAAAAGAGCTAAAAGAAAAGCTAAAAGAAAAGGAAAAAAATAAATGAGAAGATTAACTTCTAAAGATTTAAAAGAATTAAATTTACTTAAACATTATAGAATAATCAGAAAGTGGGCTTGTAAAATAAGTAATCTTAACGATGCGGACTTAGAGCTGTTAGTTTATTTAGATGCTTTACAATACTTCACTAAAGATGATTTTAAAAAAGGTACGTACTCATACAGTTGGGACAACAGACGCTGGAACAGACTATTGAAACAAGAGTGGATTACAGTGTGGAGAAAAAGAAACCACACAACTCAAAAATATCATATATATAAAGTTTCTTACAAGTGTAAACAACTAATAAGTCGTATGTACCGTATAATGTTAGGCGAAGAAGATATGCCTTTAAAAAAAATGGAAAATAATAATAAATATTCATGGAAAGTTACAGCTAAAGCTATATCTTTCGTTAATAAAGATAAAAATAGATAAAATGGCAACACCAACTACTCCAGAAAAATCAAATATTAAATTCGAGAAAGAAGATTACACTAAGCCAACTTTAAAAAAGACTGAGATGACTACTGCTGATGGTGTTATGTCATTAACTCCTGGTAAAAAAATAAACACAGATGCACTAAGCACGCACAATAAAAACAAGCAAATTATGAAACAAGTAAATAACTTTGGCAAATCATTTCCTATGTTAAGACCTGATGAAGCGCCACACTTAAACCCTATGGAGGCAGCTAAAACTCCAGAAGTAGTAAATAGAGCTGGAGGTCCTCAAGGTAGAAACGTACTTGTGGCAAATCAAAATAACCCTCAGCCAATGAACAAAATACCTGCTAGCAGTTATCAAAGAGATCAAATGTTTAACAACATAGCGAGTAGCCAAGGGCAAATGAATCAAGCGACTGCTACTCCACAAGTTCAAACGTTCCCACCTCAACAAGGTATGGCTTCTTATGCTAATCCAAAAAAAATAGATAATACTACTGCTAGTACTATAATAAAAGGTGGTAAAAAGATTCAAGAAGATTTAAATGATGCTATTGAAACTAATGCTAACAAAGGAGAAGAAAATAAAGATCTAGCAAAAAGAGTAATTGCTGGAGTTGCTACAGGTGGAGCAAGTGAAGTAGCTAGAGGATTAAGTATGTATGATGGGTTAAACTTAACGCAAAGACAGGAAGACAAACTAAATCCAAATTTAAAAGCTGCTATTGAAGAAAAAGAAAAAGAAGGCACTGCTATGTATTATGATAAAGCTCCTGGTATGTATGGTAAACATACTAAAATAACTAAAGGAAATGTTAATGCTGCTAGAAAAGATGATAAAGCTCATATTGATTATTTAAAAAGAGATATAAATTATGACGCAAAGCACGGTGGTAGTGATAAGAATATGACTGCAGATGAAAAGCATATTTCTAAACTTGCAGGTGACATAAAGTACGATAATTACAAAAAAAGAAAATACGATAACGTGTAAAAGTGAAAATAATCTACGTGATTATATTAAATACATGGATATTATAAACATTTAAAAAACAAAATTATGCCAACTTACGGACAAAAGCAAAAACCAGCAGGTAAAAAATTAAAGTGTGGTAAACCTATAGTAGGTACTAGAGTCATGAAGTCAAATAACTCTACAATAACACCTACGCTTAAGAAAATAGATAACATAGAGTACAAGGGTAATCCAGTATTATTAGCTCAAAGATAATGGGTATAGAAGACTTAAAGTTGTATTGCTTAAATATAACTTCATTCACTATAGCAAGTTTAGATTGGATGGAACCTATGTTAGAAATAGTATTATTATTAATGACTATTGGATACACAGCACATAAGTGGATTAAGTTAAAAAATAAAAAGTGAGAGACGTAAAAGAAATTATTATACATTGCTCTGCTACTAGAGAAGGTCAAGATGTACCAGTCGAAACAATAAGAGACTGGCATGTTAACTCTAGAGGGTGGAGCGACATTGGCTATCATTTCTACATTGAACTAGATGGAACTATTAAAAAAGGTAGAGATATAGATCGAATCGGAGCTCATTGCAAGTCGCATAATAGAGGTAGCATAGGATTATGTTATTGTGGAGGTGTTGAGGCAGATGGTAAGACTCCGAAGGATACTAGAACACAAGATCAAAAAGAAAGTCTGTTACATGTCCTTAAAACGTTAAAGGCAATGTATCCAGATGCTATTATTTATTCACATAATGAGTTTGCTAATAAAGCATGCCCATCATTTGACGCAACAAAGGAGTATGAAAATATCTGAAAACACTGAGTTTAAAATTGATATAAAAACTGTAATTGGTATAATAATGTTTACTACTACAATAGTAGGCATGTATTATACTTTGCAAGAAGACATAGCGGAAGCTAAAACTTTACCACCAGTAGAAGTATCTCGTTTAGAGTATGAGTTAAAAGAAAAATGGAATGAAGAGATGATAATAGATCTCAAAGAAAGAGTTGATATGCTAGAGCAAGTGGACGACGTTACTTTTGAAGAGATAAGTATTCTTTCAACTTTAATAAAAGATGGTACTGAAAATGATGGAAAGCTAGAAGAACTCAACAGGCAGCTAGAAGCTTTACAAAATAAAAAACCTAAAGTTATAGTTAAAGAGATCAAGGTAGATAAAAAAGGTAGAAAATTATAAGTTATGGGATTCACAAGCGACGCACAAAGAAAAGCAGTATGGGCAAGTAAAAATGAAAAAGGTATAGCTATGTCAGGTAAAGTAGATAAAAAAACTTTAGCTTGTAATAAACCTCGTAGAACACCAACCCATAGAACTAAATCTCATATAGTAAAAGCTTGTGAAGGTGGTAAAGAAAAAATTATTAGATTTGGCCAACAAGGCGCATCTACAGCTGGAAAACCTAAAAAAGGTGAATCAGCTAAGATGAAAGCCAAAAGAAAAAGTTTTAAAGATAGACACGGCAAGAATATAGCTAAAGGTAAAATGTCAGCCGCCTATTGGGCTGATAAAGTAAAATGGTAAAATTATGGAAACTCAAGGATTAGGAGATGTAATTGAAAGATTTACCACCGCTACAGGTATTAAAAAATTAGCTGATAAAATACCTGGAGGGTGTGGATGCAGAGAGCGTAAAGAATTTTTTAATAGAATTAAAGTTCCTAAAATATAAAAATAAGATATGGCTTTTAAATTAAGACAACCAATAAAAATAGATCCAGTTGCTAGGTATGAAGTGCCTTTTCAACCAGATAACTTTGAAGATAAAACTGGGTTAGTAGCTAGAGCAAATGATAATGGTAACATGATTGTCAATAAAAATATTCCAAAAGATTCTAAGTTAAGAAAGGTTGCAGAATCTCACGAAGATAATCATTTAAGAGCAATGATGGATGGTAAATTAGCTTACGATGAAGAAGCTGTTTATCACAACATGGATGGTAAAGGAATGAAAAGAACTCCAAGGTCTGAGTTTAGTGAAAGCGATAGAACAACGCCATGGGAAGCACCAGCTTATAAAGCGGGTGAAAATATGGCTAAAGTAGATATGAGACCAAAGAAAAATAAACTTAATAGATCTAGTGAGGTTGAAGCTGGTAAATTTGCATTTGCTTTTAGAGAGATTAATAAACCTATGAGAAAGATGGATCAAGAAACAGTTTCTATGTCTGAGAATTTTGGAACTGCTATGGTTAAGAAATTTGGAATTGGCCCAAATCTTGATACTGATTTAAGTGGAAACCCAGAAGGTGAAGATGAAATAAAAGCTAAAGCAAAAGCAAATGCTGAAGCTGAATTAGCTAAAAAGAATTATACTCAAGAAACAATGCCTGACGGTAGAATTAGGTTTTATAAGGAAGCAGAAGGAAGCGCTGGTGGCACTGATAATGTAGTAATAGGTTCTAAAGCTAAGTCAGGTCAAACTCAAGCTACTGACGGAGACGCGTATATTCAAAGATTATTAAAACAAGGCAAGACAAGAGAAGAAGTAATGGAAGGTAGTTTAACTAGTAGTAAATTTTACGATATGTTTCCTTCTAGTAAAGAGACAGCAACCGCTAGTGATGAGTATTTTAAAGACGCGCCTCCAACCACAAAAACACCTCCTACAAAAACACCTCCTGTAGAAGAAATACCTGATTGTGAAGAAGACGAATACTATTCTAAACATTATAAAGAGTGCCGTAAAAAAGTTAAGTTTAAAGGAGGAAAGAAAAAGAAGACTAGGTTTAAGCCAGAAAAACTAAAACCTACTTGTTACAAAGGGCAATGTTTTAATTTTGGTGGATAATGGAAAAGAAATCATTTAAAGAAACTAAAATAGGAGCTTTTCTTTCTAGTAAAGCACCTAAGGTACTACAAGCTCTTGGAGATGTGTTGCCTAACCAAGGAACACTTGGTGTAGTAAAAAATCTTATATCAAGTGATAATAAGATTAAGGCGGTTGATAAAGAGCAAGCTATGAAGCTTATAGAGCAAGATATAGCTGAAATGAAAGAAGTATCTAGTAGATGGAAAAGTGATATGAAAAGTGACTCTTGGTTAAGTAAGAATACTAGACCATTGGCTTTAGTATTTTTAACTGGATCAGCTGTATTTATGATGGCTGTAGATTCTTTTCATTTACAATTTCAAGTTGATGAAGCTTGGATAAACTTATTAAAAACATTACTGGTAACAGTTTATGTAGCATACTTCGGAAGTCGTGGTGCTGAAAAAATAACAAAAATAAATAAATAAAAATGGACGGTTTACAAGGGAACATGATGGCTCAACCAAGAATGTTTGGTCACGACGCTGTAGAAATAACAGCAGGAGCAGATATACCAAATACTAGTGACAGAGGCGCTGTAGTATATAATGGATCATCAAACCCTCAAGATATTACAATAGTAACTGAAGCTGGAGCTGAGGTTGAATTTAAACAAGTTCCTTCAGGAACTGTAGTAGGCGGTTATACACCTATGTTAGCTATTAAATTAGTTGTTGGGACTGACTGCGTAGCTATATACTAGAAGCAAACAATAAAATCAAATCAAATCAAATGAGTAAAAAAGTAAATAAAATAACTAAAGAAGAGTTAAAATCGGTACAAGAGCAACAAAATAAAATAAGCACTATACTACAAGAAATAGGCGTTTTAGAATCACGCAAACATGCTGCTTTACATGATTTAGCTAGTGTTAACGAGGATGTAAATGGCTTTAAAAAGTCTTTAGAAGAGAAATATGGCAGCGTGCAGATAAATCTTTCAGATGGTTCTTTTGAAGAAATAGAAAATGTCGATAATTAGAAAGATAAGTATAGGTGTTGACTACAAGAATGAAGCAATGCATTATTCTTTAGGTCAAGAAGTTTATGGTGGTCATATTATTAATGATATAATTTTCGAAGAAAAAGATAATTCATATAATATTTTTATAATTAAAAATAAAGAAGTTTTACCTTGGAAAAAATTTAATTCAAATATGGCTATATCTGTAGAGTATGATTTAAAATATTAATGAATAGCTTATATAACTTCATTGTTAAACCTTTTAAAGAAAGATATAACAATGAAAAACAAATAGAAGATAAATCACTTATTGTAAACACTCAAATATCAAACCATAAATTTATTAGTAAAAAAGCTACAGTTGTTTCAACTCCTGCAGCTTATAAAACTAAAATAAATGTAGGAGATGAAATATATATTCATCATAATATATTTAGAAGATGGTATGATCAAAAAGGTAAAGAGCGTAATAGCTCTAATTATTTTAAGGATAATCTTTATTTTGTTTCGCCAGAACAAATATATATGTATAATTTAAATTCACATTTAGATTATTGTTTTGTAAAGCCAATACTAAATAATAATTATCTAGATAACATTAAAGAACAACCTAATGTTGGAATAGTTAAATATACAAATAACTCTTTAAAAGCTCTAGGAATAACACCTGGAGCTCTTATTACGTTTACACCTAACTCTGAGTTTGAGTTTATTATAGAAGGTGAACGACTTTATTGTATGAAATCTAATGATATAGCTTTAACTCATGAATACCAAGGAAACGAAAAAGAAAATAATCCAAGCTGGGCAAAAGGCAGTTGAGGAACTAATTAAGGTGGCAAAAGAAAAGATTGTTGACTCAGACGACGATGTAAGCGCTGACAGATTAAAAAATGCTGCCGCAACAAAGAAACTAGCTATATTTGATGCTTTTGAAATATTAAACAGAATACAAACTGAAGAAGATATTTTAAATGAAAATACTAAAGAAGTTAAAGTAGAAAAAACTTTTAAAGGCTTTGCAGAAGGGAGAAGTAAATGAGTTACGAACAAACCCTTTGGAAAGAGATTAAAGACGTTGTAAATCCTAAAATATTAAAAAAACAAAATCGTTTTAAAAAATGGGAATACGGATACAATGTTGAGTATGATTTTATAGTAATAAGTAAAACTGGAAAGATTGGACAAATTATTGAAATACAGAATCTCAGGATTGCTTTACCAGCAACAGATGAACCGTTTAAACGAAGTAAAGAAAAAGCGGAGCAATATTGGGAAAAACAAGACTACCCAAAAGAGCTAAGTAGAATTAAAAGTAGATTTGACTGGGAAGAATATCCATCAGAATTTAAAGAAAAGTGGTACGATTACATAGATGAAGAATTTAAAAGAAGAGAACAAGGTTACTGGTTTTATAATAACGGCACTGCTACTTATATTACTGGTACTCATTACATGTACTTACAATGGTCAAAGATCGACATTGGGTCACCAGAATATAGAGAATCAAATAGATTATTCTTTATATTTTGGGAAGCATGCAAAGCAGATCATAGATCTTACGGCATGTGCTACCTTAAAAACAGAAGATCTGGATTTTCATTTATGTCCTCGGCCGAACTTGTTAACCAAGCGACAATATCAAGTGATGCCAGATTCGGTATACTCTCTAAGTCTGGAGCAGATGCTAAAAAAATGTTTACAGATAAAGTCGTACCAATATCCGTTAACTATCCGTTTTTCTTCAAACCGATCCAAGACGGTATGGATCGTCCTAAAACAGAACTTGCATACAGAGTTCCAGCTTCAAAGCTTACTAGAAGGAAGCTTGAGAGCAATGAACAACTAAGAGAACTAGACGGACTTGATACAACTATTGACTGGAAAAACACAGGTGATAACTCTTACGATGGTGAGAAATTAAAATTACTAGCACACGACGAATCAGGAAAATGGGAAAGACCTGACAATATATTAAATAACTGGAGAGTTACAAAAACAACATTAAGACTAGGATCAAGGATCGTAGGAAAGTGTATGATGGGCTCAACTTCAAATGCATTAGATAAAGGTGGAGACAATTTCAAAAAGTTATACGAAAATTCAGACGTTAAAAAAAGAAATAAAAACGGACAAACTTCTTCAGGACTCTATTCTTTTTTCATTCCTATGGAGTGGAACTACGAAGGATTCATGGATACTTACGGATTACCTATCTTCGTTGGAGGGAAAAATCCAATCAAAGCAATTGATGGTTCTACAATTACAACGGGAGTTATCCAACACTGGGACAATGAAGTTGAAGGATTAAAACATGACCAAGATGCTTTAAATGAATACTACAGGCAGTTTCCAAGAACTGAGAAACACGCCTTTAGAGACGAAACTAAAGATAGTTTATTTAATCTAACAAAAATATACCAACAAATAGATTACAATGAAGAGCTAAATCAAAATGTAAGTGTTACGTCTGGTAATTTTCAGTGGACTAATGGAATAAAAGATACTCAAGTTATTTTTTATCCAAATACTAAAGGAAGATTTAAAATATCTTGGATACCACCTGTTAGTATGCAAAATAAAGTAATAATAAGAAATGGAGTTAAATACCCAGGTAACGAACATATTGGAGCTTTTGGCTGTGACAGTTACGACATTAGCGGTACTGTGGATGGTAAGGGTAGTAAAGGAGCATTACATGGACTAACTAAGTTCAGCATGGAAGATGCGCCGCCAAATCATTTCTTTTTAGAATATATAGCTAGACCTGATACTGCTGATACTTTTTTTGAAGATGTTTTAATGGCTTGTATATTTTATGGTATGCCAATACTTGCTGAAAATAATAAACCAAGGCTATTGTATTATTTTAAACGTAGAGGTTACAGAGGTTTTAGTATAAATAGACCTGACAAGCTTTACAATAAACTTTCGCCAACAGAAAGAGAAATAGGTGGAATACCTAACACCAGTGAAGACATAAAGCAAGCTCACGCAGCTGCTATAGAATATTATATAGAAACTTATGTTGGAGCTTTACAAAATGGATATGGTGATATGTATTTTCAAAGAACATTAGAAGATTGGTCTAGGTTTAATATTAATGCTAGAACAAAATATGATGCCTCTATAAGTTCTGGACTTGCTATAATGGCTTGTAACAAAAACAAATATAGACCTGTACCATTGAAAAAACAAAAAGAAATTAATTTAGGAATACGTAGGTTTAATAACGAAGGATCTACTTCACAAATAATATAATGCATGAAACAAATTTCAAATACATATAGTTCTTTTCCTGATCAAGTAGTTTCCGATGAGATAAAAAATAGCATGGAATACGGTAAGCAAGTTGGTCAAGCTATAGAGGGTGATTGGTTTAGCGGTACTAGAAATGGTGTTGAAAATAGATTTAATACTAATTTTAATAATTTTAGAACTCGTAGATTATACGCTAGAGCAGAACAACCAGTTCAAAAATACAAAGATGAATTAGCTATAAATGGAGATTTATCTTATTTAAACTTAGACTGGAAACCAGTCCCTATAATACCTAAATTTGTTGATATAGTTGTTAATGGTATGGACAATAAGCTTTATGATATAAAAGCTTTTGCTCAAGATCCAGAATCTAGAAGAGTTAGATCTAAATACGCTGATGACATAATAAGAGATATGGAGTCAAAAGCTTTATTAAATAATATTCAAGGTACTTTAGGTATTAATATGTTTAATAGTGAAAACCCTGATGAGCTACCAGAAAATAAAGAAGAATTAGATTTGCACATGCAATTAAGCTACAAGCAAGCATCTGAAATAGCCTGTGAAGAAGCAATTAACAATACATTAGAATACAATAAATACCAACTAACTAAAAGAAGAGTAATAGAAGATTTAGTTGTTTTAGGTATAGGAGCTTGTAAAACTGACTGGAATAAAGCAGAAGGAGTAACTGTAGAATATGTTGATCCATCTCGATTAGTTCATTCGTATAGTGAAGATCCTAATTTTGAAGATTTATGGTATGTTGGAGAAATAAAAGCAATATCATTAGCTGATTGTAAAAAACAATTTCCTAATTTAACAAGTGAAGAATTAGAAAGACTAGAGCAATACCAAGGTAATAGTAGTTTTTTATACAATTACAATGGTAGAAGAGACGGTAACTCTATCTATATAATGTACTTTGAATACAAGACTTATAGTGAGCAAGTTTTTAAAATTAAAAAAACAGCAACAGGTTTAGATAAGTCTTTAGAAAAACCTGATACTTTTAATCCAGAACAAAATGACAATTTTGATAGAGTTAGTAGATCAATAGAAGTATTATATAGTGGCGCTAAAGTATTAGGATACGATATGATGCTTAAATGGGAAATGGCTGAAAATATGACTAGACCAAAATCTAATTTGGTAAAAGTTAATATGAATTACAACCTGTGTGCACCTAAGCTTTATCAAGGTAGAGTTGAAAGTTTAGTTAGTAGAATGATGGGTTTTGCAGATATGATACAGTTGACTCATTTAAAAATACAACAAGTAATATCTAAAGTAATACCAGATGGTGTGTATTTAGACGTTGATGGTTTAGCAGAAGTTGATTTAGGTAATGGAACTACTTATAATGCTAAGGAAGCTTTAAATATGTATTTTCAAACAGGTAGTATACTAGGTAGATCTATGACTACTGAAGGAGATCCTAACAACGGTAGAATACCAATACAAGAATTAGTAAAAAATGATGGAGGTGGTAAAGTAAATTCCTTAATACAGACTTATCAATACTACTTACAGATGATAAGAGATGTGACGGGCTTGAACGAAGCTAGAGATGCTAGTACACCAAACTCAGATTCTTTAGTTGGTTTACAAAAGCTAGCTGCTGCAGCTTCCAACGTAGCAACAAAACATATATTAAATAGTTATTTATACTTAACCATTAAGACTTGTGAAAATATAGTTTTAAGAACGTCAGATAGTATAGAGTTTGCATTGACAGAAGAAGCATTAAAAAATAGTATATCTACTTGGAATACCGGACAACTTAAAGATATATCTCAAATTCATTTAGCTGACTTTGGTATATATTTTGATTTAATGCCAGATGAAAAAGAAAAAGAGCAATTAGAATCTAATATAAATGCCGCTTTACAAAGTGGTAGTATAAATTTAGAAGACGCTATAGATATTAGACAGATAAAAAACCTTAAACTTGCTAATCAAATGATTAAGCTTAAGCGTAAAAAAGCTGCTGCCGCAGCTCAAGCTGCACAACAAGCAAATATAGCAGCTCAAGCAGAGGCTAATGCTAAAGCTAGTGAATCTGCTGCAATGTCAGAAGTACAAAAACAGCAAGCCGTACTAGATACAAAGCTTAAGTTTGAAAAAGGAAAATCTGGATATGAAATAGAAAGAATGAGAGTAGAAACTCAAATGAAAAAAGATTTAATGGAGCTTGAATTCAACTACAACATGCAGTTGGGTCAGCAGAAAATAAATAAAGAAAGTCAGAGAGAAGCTGATATAGAAACCAGGAAAGACCAAAGAGCTAGAATAGTAGGTACTCAACAGAGTGCAATGATAGATCAAAAGAAAAATGATTTATTACCAATAGATTTTGAAAACAGTGACGAGAGCCAAGGTTTAGAAATTTAAATATTTATTAATTTATATTATATTATATTATGTCAAATAAAGTAGAAAATGAATCTACCAGTAAAGAATCTTTAAAGATTAAGAAAAAGCCTGGTAGACCTAGAAAAATGATAAATGAAAAGTCTGTAAATAAAATAGACTTAACAAAAGATAAAAAAGATGCCGTTCAAGAGCAAAGCACAGTCAACGTGGATGAAAATAAACAAACCGAAACTTTGGAAAAAGTGGAGGAGAGAGCACCCGAATCAAAACCTGAAAAACCTGTTGAAGCGGAAAAAGAAGTAACAATAATAAAAGAAAAAGCTGTAAAAAAACTAGAATCTGAAGTTAAAGAAGCTATAAGAGATGAAAAGCTTATAGGTAAAAAATTACCAGATAATATAGATAAACTAGTTAATTTCATGGAAGAAACTGGAGGTACAGTAGAAGATTATGTTACTCTTAATAAAGACTATAGCAAGTATGATGACAAATTACTTGTTAGAGAATTTTATAAAAAAACTAGACCACATCTTAATGATGATGAAGTTACATTCTTAATGGAAGATAATTTCACTTATGATGAAGATGCGGATGAAGAAAGATTTGTACGTAAACAAAAATTAGCGTATAAAGAAGAAGTTGCGAAAGCCAAAAACTTTTTAGAGCAAATGAAAAGTAAATATTATGATGAAATCAAGTTGAGGCCATCTGTTACTAATGAGCAGAAAAAAGCTAATGAGTTTTTCCAACGATACAATAAAGAACAACAACAAATTACACAAGCTAGAGAAGAGTTTGTTAAAAGTACTGAAGATTTTTTCCACAACAAATTTGAAGGTTTCAACTTTGAAGTAGGAGATCAAAGATTTAAGTACCAAGTTTCAAACCCTACCGAAATGACTAACGCTCAAAGTGATGTTTCTAAAATTATACAGAAATTTTCTGATAAACAAGGAAATATAACTGATTTAAGTGGTTATCATAAAGCTTTATATGCGGCTAGAAATGCTGATAGATTAGCTGAACATTTTTATGAGCAAGGCAAAGCCGATGCGACTAGAGATATTATAGCAAAATCTAAAAACATTAATAATGACCCAAAGCCAATAGCTACTGAAACAATGAGTAATGGCTGGAAGGTTAAAGCTGTAAGTGGTGTTGATAGTTCTAAATTGAAAATTAAGAAAAAATCATAATATAAAAATAAAAACATGAGTTTTATAAATGGTGGGAGTTTTCCCGCATCAATAGTTCCCATGCCAAACCAAGTGGTTGTACAAGATAATTATCTTGACTTCAACAACTTAGCAACAGGTCAATGGGCACAACAATATCTACCTGAGCTTTATGAGCAAGAAGTAGAGAGATACGGAAACAGGACTTTGTCTGGTTTCTTGAGAATGGTAGGCGCTGAAATGCCTATGACATCTGATCAAGTAGTTTGGTCTGAACAAAATAGATTACACGTAGCTTATAACAACGCAGCTGTTGTTGGTGCTGGTGGTGTTTCTGATATAACAGTAACAATTACTCCAGGTGCTGGTAATCCAGCTACTTCAGGTATTAGAGTTGGTAACACAATTTTACTTTCTGATAATGCTACTGGATTAGTTACTGCTAAAGCTTTAGTTACAGCTATAAATGCTACAGGTTATGTTTTAACTTGTGAGTTATATGAAACTACTGCTGCTGCTTTACCAGGAGCTATTACAGGTGGTGCTTGTAGCTTATTTGTTTACGGTTCTGAATTTCCAAAAGGAAGTAATGGAATGGTTGGAGCAATTGAGCCAGGTGTTACTACTTATACTAATTCACCAATTATCTTAAAAGATAACTATGAATTAAGTGGTTCTGACGCTGCACAAATTGGATGGATCGAAGTTGCTACTGAAGATGGTACTTCTGGATACTTATGGTATCTAAAAGCTGAGTCTGAAACAAGACTAAGATTTGAAGATTATATGGAGATGTCAATGGTTGAAGGAGAATTAATGGCTAATGCTGCTACTCCTTTTGGAGCTCAATTCACTCCAGGTGGTGCTGCTCAAAACATTAAAGGTACTGAAGGTTTATTCGCTGCTATTGAAGCAAGAGGTAATGTATACTCTGGTTTTGCTGGCGCGGCTGCTCCTGGTTCAGGTGCTTTAGCTGATTTTGATGCTATACTAAAACAATTAGATAAGCAAGGTGCGATTGAAGAAAACATGTTATTCTTATCAAGATCTACTGCTCTTGATTTTGACGATATGATTGCTGCTATGGCAGGTGGAGGTTTTGCTTCTACTCAAGCTGCTTCTTACGGTTTATTTGATAACGAAGCTGAAATGGCACTTAACTTTGGTTTTTCAGGATTTAGAAGAGGTTCTTATGACTTCTACAAAACTGACTGGAAATACTTAAACGATGCTACTACAAGAGGTTTATCTAGCGCTATTGATGGTGTTATGATACCAGCTGGTACATCTACAGTATATGATCAAATGTTAGGATCTAATATCAGACGTCCATTTTTACACGTAAGATATAGAGCTTCTGAAACTGAAGATAGAAGATTTAAAGCATGGATCACTGGATCTGTTGGTGGTGCTTACACTACTGATTTAGATACAATGAGAGTTAATTTCTTATCTGAAAGATGTTTAGTAACACAAGCTGCTAATAACTTCGTGTTATTTAAAGGAGCTTAATTAATTATTAACATTTAAAAATTTAAGAAAATGGGTTTAATAAATATCATACCACAAGATTCACTTCCTGAAAATCCAGGAGTAAATCAATTAGTAGATTCTGGAACAGGTGCATTATCAGTAGCTTTGGGTACTATTACTCTTGGCGATGTCAACTCTCCTACTACTATTACTTACACAGCCACAACAGGTGATTTACCATCTGATCAAGAAATTTTTGATCTATGGGCACCGGTTGTTGGAGCTGCTAACGGAGCCGCTGGTCCCGCTGTAGTAGCACCAAGAATAGTCGCCAGCAATGACGACGTTCTTTATCCTTCTATATCGTAGGACATAAAATAACAAGATCCCGCTTCGGCGGGGTCTTTTTTAAATTATTATATTATATTATATTATGGAAACAAAAGAAAAGAAAAAGCCTGCAGCTAAAGCTGTAGCAAAACCTGAAGTGAAAAAAGACACTTGGGAATATAAAGATAGAACCTATTATTTAATAGGTAATAAAACGCCTTTAACTTATACTATACCTAGTAGACATTCAAGAAGGTATCCTTTAGTTTGGTTTGATGCAGTAAAGGGTTATGAAAGAGAAATGAGATATGCTACTAATCAAAAAAGTATATTTGTTGACGAGCAAGAAGGTCAAGTAACATTAAAGCACATTGTATTTGAAAAAGGAGTTTTAATTGTTAAAAAAGAAAAAAGAAATTTACAAGAATTCTTAGCAAAGCATCCTCATAAAAACATTGTTTTTAGAGAGCATGACAAAGTAGAAATAGCTGAAGATGATTTAGATAATTTAGAAGTTGAAATTGAAGCTATGAATATGGCTTATGAAATGGATGTAGATTACTCTGAAGCTATATTAAGAGTTGAAAAAGGTTCTTCTGTAACTAAAATGAGTAGTAAAGAAATAAGAAGAGATTTGCTTTTATTCGCTAAATCAAACCCAGCTTTATTTTTAGAACTAGCAAATGACGATAATGTTCAACTAAGAAACTTTGCTATAAGATCAGTCGAGGAAGGAATAGTTGCTTTATCTGACGATAATAGATCTTTTGTTTGGAAAAGTAATGGTAGAAAATTAATGAACGTACCGTTTGATGAAAACCCTTATTCAGCTATGGCTGCTTGGTTTAAGACAGACGAAGGTTTAGAAGTTTACAGATCTATAGATAAAAGATTTGAATAACAAGTGATTATATAAGGGTGGTTCGCCACCCTTTTTTTTAAAACAAACAATATGGCAATAAATGTTAACACAGTATATACTACAGTATTATCAATACTAAATAAGGAACAACGTGGGTATTTGACTCCTTTTGAGTTTAACAAACTTGCCGTACAAGTTCAATTAGAAGTATTTGAAAAATACTTTGAAGATTTAAATGTTCAATTAAGAACTCCTCAAAATAATGATGAATATGCTGATAGAGTTAAAAGTATACAAGAAAAAATTGATACTTTTCTTACTTCAGACGATACAACTGCAGCAGGTAATTTATCAGTGACAGTATCTGGTGGTTTAGGTAGACTTGACACTACAGCAGCTTCTCCAACAATACACAGGTTTGGAGATATAACTTTTACTGACAGATCTTTACTGCCTGTTACTATAGAAAAAGTTTCTAAACACGAACTAGATATGTCAAGAAGATCTCAACTAGCTGCTCCAACATCTAAATTTCCGATGTGCTTTATACAAGGTTCTACTGTAAACATATTACCAGCAATAGCTAGCAATAATACTGATCCTAAGGTATATGAGATAGATTATATAAAAAAACCAGTAGATCCAGAGTGGGTTTTTACTGTAGGATCTCTAGGTCAATATGTCTATGATTCTGTTAATTCAACTGATTTTGAAATATCTGATGAAGATCAATCTGAAGTAATACTTAGAATATTAACATACGCAGGTGTTGTGGTGAGAGACACAGAAATAATACAAGCAGCTGCTGGCGCTGTATCTCAAATAGATCAAAATCAACAAAAATAAGATATGACTAAAACTGTAGCAACAATTCCAATACAAGAAAATGACGCTGTATATTACTCAGGTCAAATAAGACTAGGTCCTTTTAATGCTGGAGACACAGTAATAGGTTTTAATGAAAGTATTAGTGGTCCTCTTAATACTACACTTATATCTGACTATGATTCAAGTTTTAATTATGTTACAGACACTGGTAATTTTGATATACATGTACTTCTAGATAATACTACTAGTCCAGACGCAACGAATAAATTGCCTAGCAGTGGTTTTTATGTATCAAACTCAACTAACAATACTGTTACCTTACAAACTCCTTTAGCTCAAAATAATTATATATTTTTACAATTAAAAAATCAAACAGTAAATGATAATTATGGTAGCTATAGATATACTTCTCTAGATGATGTTATAAATAACTTTTTATTAACATATGTTGGAGAAGGTAAAACTCTTTTAAGAGTTAAAAGAACTGATGTATTATTTCATGCTAGAAGAGCTATGCAGGAATTATCATATGATACTATTCCTTCTGCTAAATCTATAGAAGCAACAGTACCAATAAATTTATCAATTCCTTTACCAAAAGATTACGTTAATTATGTTAAAATGTCTTATGTTAACGAAAGTGGAGTTCTTTGTGTAATATATCCTTTAAATGGACTAAGTGCAAATCCAACTAATTTAACTATAGATGATAGTAGCGGTGTGCCATTACAAAGTGGGTTTAGTAACAACTTGGTTGCTGAGCAATCTTTAATAGAGCAAAAATGGGCAAAAGCTAATTTAGAAAATATAAGCGGATCGAAGTATGAACAAAGCAACATATATGACGTTCCATGGTTTAAACAAGCTTATGGACAGCGTTATGGTTTAAACCCTGAGTTATCTCAAACAAATGGTTACTTTAGTATAAATGAAAGATTAGGTTCTATAACTTTTTCAAGTAACCTAGTAGGAAAACTTCTTAATGTAGATTACATATCTGATGGACTTTCTTTAGATTTAAACTCGCTAGTACCTAAAATGGTAGAAGATGCTTTATATTCAGTTATAATGTCTATGATGGTAATGCCTAGAAGAGACGTAGATCCAGGTACTAAAGCTTTTTGGAAAAGAGACGCGTATGTAAAAACTCGCAATGCTAAAATAAGATTATCTAATTTAAAGCTTGATGAAATTGTTCAAGTATTTAGAGGTCAGTCTAAGTGGATTAAATACTAATTAAATGCAAAGAAAATTTAAACATACTTTTACTAAGTCTAAAATGAATCAAGACTTAGACGCTAGGTTGCTTTCTGCTGACGAGTATAGAGAAGGTGTTAATATATCTGTATCGAGAGCTGAAGCAGACGATGTAGGAGCTTTAGAAAATATACTAGGTAATAGTTTAATTTCAAGCTTAAATAATATTCAAAGTGAGTATTTGTCTCAAGTTATTGGATGGTTTTTTAATCAAGATACAAATAAAGTTTATATATTTGATACAAATTTTCAAGATAACTCTATAGATCAATTAAGTGAATTTGCGGCCGTAGGTACAATTCATAGAATATTATTAGTCAACTTAGATACTCAAGTATTGTCTACAATAACTCAAGGTAGATTTTTAAATTTTTCATGGAATAGTAGAATAAATGATATTGTTATATTAGAAGATTTAATGTTTTGGACGGATAATAGAAATCAACCTAGAATGATAAATGTAAACACAGCTGAGTCTGACAATAATTATTATTCACATGAAGATCACGTTTCAGTTGCTAAGTATTATCCTCATAAACCTATTAGTTTAAACTCCACATTTAATCCTCAAGTTTATGGAGTTAATGGTGCTAACGACTGGCTTAATCCCGCCGCTGATAGATGGCAAAGTATTTACAACTACGTTATACTAAGACCAGATCAAAATCCTACTAAAGAGTATGAAATAGAAGTGCTAAATGTTCCAGTTGCAGATGCTAAAGATAGCGCAACTGTAGCTGCCATAAGAGATAATATAGGCATGCAATGTTATATGAAAGCACAAACATCAACTCCTGGAGAATTTGAAATTTTTGAAGCTAAAGTTGCAGGTACAATGATTTGGCCATACGTAAACTTAGGTTCAGCTCTTGCACCAGTGCAATATGGTTTAACAGTTTTTTTCGATAGAGATCTGGGCGGTACAGCTGGTGGGTTTGCTAATTTTCAAGATGACCCGTCAGACTTAGACACTGAATTTATACCAGGAACTCCTAGTAATTTCTTTTTTACTGATGCTAATGCTAAAGACGTAAGTTCACCTTGGCTTAGACAATCAGCAGCTAGATTATCTCTTGTTGCAACAACTAGTCTCGAAATAAAATATGCAACTGATAATACCTCTGGTTCTGGGTATTGTAATTTATTATATAACTCAGGTACTTTTATAAGTAATTATAACAACGACCAGACTGCACCTGTAACAGGGTCTATTGCGGATCCTGTTTGGGATTTCAAAGGGCCTTACTTTTTAAGAAATCATTTCCCTAAAAACATAGGTAACCCAGACGCTGTTAATGGTTATATAAGAGTTCGCCATCCTCAACTAGATGATTTAAAATATTATGTAGTTAAAAACCCTACTGATCCAGCTTTATCTTCTAGTCAAGGTTTTGAAATTTGGGAATTAACTTCTTTTGTAAATGGAAATTTAATAAAGCAAGATCCTTTGAGTTTAGGCTTAACCAATGGAGACATATTATCTATACATCTTCCAAACCCTAGTTATGATTTTGAATTTCCTGGAGACTCTAATTTTTTAAATGATAAATTTGTTAGATTTAGTTATAGATTTAAATATGATGATGGTCAATATTCTTTAATAGCTCCTTTTACTCAAAATATTTTTATACCAAAACAAAATGGATATTTCTTAAAAGACATTGGAGAAATAAGGTCTAACACTAATACAGTTAGTCCTGATAATAATTACATTCCACAAGAAAATACTATTGGTCAAAACACTGTAAATAACTTTATGACAAATGAAGTTACGAATACAGTTCTTAACATAAACTGTGAGTATAAAATAAATGAACTAGCTAATAAACTAAAAGTTAACGAAATAGACATATTATACAAAGAATCAGATACAAACAATATAAATGTAATAGACACTATAAATGTTAATGATACTTCTGTCACGTCTAATTCAACTAAAATATTTAAGTATATATACCAATCAAAAGCACCTATAAAAACTTTAAGGTCAGCTGAAACAACAAGAGTATACGATACCGTTCCAGTTAGAGCAAAAACGTTATCCGCATCAGGTAATAGAATAATATATGGCAACTTTTTTGATAGGCACACTTCTCCTCAAGGATTAGGATATTTTGTTTGTGCTAGTTCTAAAATGACACCAGGAAATATTACACAAACTAAAGATGTTATAATTGGAACTCCAAAAAATGATCCAAGTCCTTATTTGCCCAATAAGTTTGCTAGTGTCTCTTACCCAAATCATAGTTTAAAACAAAACAGAAGTTATCAAGTTGGGTTAGTTCTTCAAGATAGATATGGAAGATCTTCTGATGTTATATTATCTAATTTTTCAGAAACTAACTTTACACTTAGAGATGGCGTTTACGAAAATGATCCTTTAACTTTTTTTGGATCTACACTATCACATGAGTACTTAAACTCTGTATTAGAGCCAAGTACTGCAAATGCAGATGTTACTACATCTAATAAAATATATTCAGGTATAATTAATTGGCCTGGAGATTCTTTAAAAATGTTATTTACTGAAGAACTTCCAAGAACAGTAAGTTATGCTAGTGGTTATCCAGGTTTATATGAAGATCCTTTTACTACAGCAACTATGATCGATACTCCTTTTGTAGACCCTACTACTGGAGTTTCTTATATACATATAACACCAGGTGGTAGTAATGACAACATAAGACCAGGTATGGTGCTAGAGTGGCAAGCTGACTATAATGATACAGCTATAAGTAAATTATTAGTTAAAAGCACTACAATAAATTATCAACCAAATATTGCTGACCCAGCAGTTAATATCTTATACTTAACAGATGAAGATGGAAATTATGTTTCATTATCTGACTTACCTCAAGAATTTATTGCAAACACACCAATATCTATTGGAAACATACCTACTCCAATGCAATTTATAGAAGCGGAAAACAGTTTAGGTTGGTATTCTTATAAAGTAGTTGTCAAGCAAAAAGAACAAGATTATTACAATGTTTATTTACCTAGCCTGCTTAGCGGAACTCCTGTAATAAAACCTTTTGTTTTAAAGTGTACTGTTGGTGCTTCTAGCAACATATTTACTGTAGATCCAATAGGAACTATGGAATATTTAACTTTTCCTTTATTAAGAGGTATGAAGCTTACAAATGGAGGTAATACTTTCTTTATATCAAATATATTAAACTACACTCAATTTGAAGTGACAAACAAAAATGGTCCTACTGCTTTAACTAGCTTAAATTTTACTTTTAGTACTTCTTCTTCTATAGGTATATTAAATACTACAACTTTACTAACTGATAATTCAAATAAAGTTCCTCCAGCATTAGTTGAAACATCACCTGTTCAACAAAACTATTCAACAAGTGAGGTTGATTTAATACCTAGATATGCTTATAGTAATAAATGGAGTTTGACTCCAGGTGATAATTTTAATATTACCAATACTTCTGCCATGCCAATATTTCCTGGCAATCAAATAACAAAAGTTCAATCTTTAGGTAATTTTGAATCATTATATCCAAGAGCTAGTTATTTTGGTTTATATAATTCTGATACAGATCCTATAGTTGCAACTATAGAAGATAAATTTAATATAGGTCAAAATGCAAATACAGCAAAGCCAGATAATGAAGCAGAAACAGTAGCAGCTGTTTATGAAACTACTCCAACTATATCTGAAATAGATATTTATTATGAAACTAGTACTTCTGGAACTGTTAAATCTTTAAATCAATTAGTAAGAGACAATTTAGTAATACCTAGTAATTTTGTTACATCTGGAACTACCACTAATTTAAGTATAGTATCTGTTTTAGAAAGTGTAGATTTTACTGACACAACTACTCCTCTTGTAGAGTTTCAAGTAGTAGATCAAGATAATAATGTTTTAAGTTATCAACAAGCTGAAAACTTTATAGTTTCAACTGTTTTATATGCCAATGGTGTTGTTGTAAACAATGGAATTTCTCCTTTTACTATTGCTAAAACTAATGTTAATAACGCTTATAAAATAACTTCAACAGCTACAAACCCTCTATATCACGCAAATAATTCTCTATTAAATACAGTTAATTTTAATATAAGTTTTACTTTTTTACAATTTAATGTTTTACCTTTGAATTATAGTATACCTTTAAGTATTTTTATTCAAAACGTTTCTCCACAAAAGGTTGATAATTATGTAGAGTCAAGTAGTGATGTTTATATATTCTGGAATAACGAAGGTACAGATCCTGCACCAAAAGCAGCTGTTACATCTTATGCTGATCCTGACTCACCAGATCCTTACGAATTTTTATCAAGTGGATGGAATAATGTTAATGGATTAAACACTAGTTTAAGTCAAGCTACTAACGGTAGTAATGTTAATAATGTTGGTAAAAAAGAAGAGATTTCATGGGGCTACCAAGTATCGCTAGATAACAATACTAACTTTCAAAACATACTTGATCCGTCAACTGGTTATACACCAATATCTGGACTTGGTCTTACTCTTAGTGCGCCTTCTACTGATAAAAGGCTTGTTATTATAGGTAATTTTTCTAATGTATATACAAATAGAACTATATACGTAAAAATAACTGCAACTGATGGTGGTGGATTACAAACTATAGTTAGTGAGTTTGCCATGAAAGTTGTAGATCGTCCTTTCGTAGCTAACCAATATAATGTAGCTAATATGATACTTAGACAGGCTGGTACAGGT